AAGACATACCAATTGACTGATAACTGGTATAAGTTTACTCCGATTCTTTTAAGAGACATAAGTGATTCATTATCAAATGTTAACTTCATTGGTATTAGAGTAATGGATAGTCGAGATGCAGGTAGGTTCCTTCGTATGAATGACTTAGATTGTAACTCTGAGGAATACACAAAGAAGATGAAAATCTTCAAGAAAACAAAATCAGTTGCAATTGAGAATGTTGGATACAAAGTTTACTTCGGTATGTCATCAAAAACATTGTCAAGTAATTCTGAATTTGAGGTTGAAGATGATGCAACTAAAGCACAAATCAAAAAGGCATTTACGAAGTCATTAACTGCAAAGAAAATGAACAAACAAATCCTAAGTAGATTTGTAGAATTAATTGCCTAAATATAAAAAAAGTGTCTAGTGAAATGAAGACCTATAAAGAGTTCATGCAGGAGAGCAGTCTCTCTCGAATTAAAAGTAAATCTGATAAGGGTGGTATTGCTACAATGTCTGCATCCAGAGCAGATAAGTCTGCAAAGGAAAATCGTGCAAGGGCAAAACAATTAGATAGAGATATTCGTGGTAGAGGTTTAGGTGGTGCTACAAAAGTAACTGGTTCATATATGGAGAAAGATAAGAAAACTGGTGAAGAGAAGAAAGTCAAAGAAAGAAGTCATGTAGTCTCATCAGGAAAGATGGGTAAAAGAAAGTTCAAGAAGACAGTAAAAGCACTTGGTAAAAAGTATGGTCAAGACTCTGTGTTGACACAAACGAAAAAAACTGGTACACTATCAGCAACAAGAAAAGGTGGACTTGGCAAAGCAAAAAACATTAAATTAGGTAAATTCAAACCACAGGGCAAAAACCCAGAGGGACAATCTCAAATCAAAGGAAAAACTTTTACATACGGATAATGACAACACCACTTTACGATGACTCCAACTGGAGAGAAGAATACAAACAATATACAAGTAACAAACGTTATCTTGAATTATTGGAGAACGGACCTAAACAACTTTCTCAAGCATGGTTATTAGGTGCATTGTATCAAGAATGGAAGAAAATAAAAGGATATAATAAATTCGATCCAAAAGAAAACGAAGGTCAACTGCAATCATCAATGAAAGATTTTTTTAATCATCAAAAAGATCAAGGCATCTAAAGTATGAACAAACTTTGGAGAATATGGGCGAAAGCATTAGGTGATAAATCTGGCAAGAACGATAAGGAAGCAGATTATGTAGCGATGGTAAGAACCTTTATCTTCCTTCAACTCATAGTTACAAACTGTTTTATTGTTGGTGGTAACATTCGTCATTGGAATGACCATCACATACCACCCTCTTATATTATTGATAATGGCTGAATTGAAAGACTGGTTAAATTCAATCAACCTTACAAAGAAAAATCTGATGGATGAAGACCCATCAGTTGAGAAAGATTTCCCTCCATATATTGTAAATCGCTGTTTGTCAGGACATCTTGATACAGTGATGTATTCTAATGAAATGAACATGTATTCGTTTTTACCAAAGCGTATGCAATATGACTTTTTTATAAATACTGTGAGACCAAAGAAAAGATTTTCTCCTTGGCTCCGTAAGGATACGATCAAAGACCTTGATTATGTGAAACGTTATTATCATTATAGTGACGAAAAAGCAAAGCAAGCTTTGAGGATTCTGACCAAAGAACAAATTATTTTTATAAGATCAAAGTTTGAGATTGGAGGCACAAAATGAGCGTGGTTCAGGCATCTGAAGTGAAATGGACTCCCGACCAGATGGTCGAAGTTACATTAGGTGAACCAGATGATTTTTTAAAAGTTCGTGAAACACTGACTCGTATCGGAGTAGCATCACGCAAAGAGAAAAAGATTTATCAGTCTTGTCATATTTTACATAAGCAGGGAAGATATTTTTTAGTACACTTTAAAGAATTGTTTGCATTAGATGGTAAACATGCAAACTTGACATCAAATGATGTACAAAGACGTAATCGCATTACACAATTACTTGCAGACTGGGGATTGATTGGTGTTGTAGATGTTACAAGAATACAAGACATTGCACCTTTAAATCAGATTAAAGTATTGTCATATAAGGATAAAGGAGATTGGATATTAGAAACAAAGTATAATATTGGTGCAAAGAAGAAAAAGGTAGAAGAAACAGAATAGAAAAGTAGGGGATTCAACATCCCCTTTTTTTGTATTATATGGTTAAATAGTAATGTCGCCTTCGGGGACACAATTTACACTCGCTTACAAAGGAGAACTATGACTTACTTACAAAAGTATCACTCTGCAAACTTACCAGAGTTGATGAAAATAATTTCAAAGAACGGTATAGGTATGGACGATTACCTTGACCGCTTTTTTAATAATTATGAAACCACAACAAACTACCCACCTTACAATCTAATTCATGTAAATAATGTTGAGTCTGTGCTTGAGATTGCTCTTGCAGGATTTGGCAAAAAAGAACTAAAGGTTTACACTGAATATGGAAAACTTATCGTCGAAGGATCCAAAGAAACTAAAGATACAGGATCCGAGTATGTCCATCAGGGACTGGCTCAAAGAAGTTTCACAAGAGAATGGGCACTTTCAGACGACGTTGAAGTCCGAGAGGTTCAATTCAAAGATGGACTTCTTACCGTTAAGTTGGGTAAAGTAGTACCAGATCATCACGCTCGAAAAGACTATCTTAAATAATTATAAAGGGATCTTGACGATCCCTTTTTTTATTGCTATAATATATGAATGAAACATATAAAAGATGTCAATTAAAATTGCCCTGTTAAAATCTGGTGAGCAAGTGGTATCTGATATAAAGGAACTTATGTCAGAAGAGAAACCAGTTGGGTATCTGTTCAAAGATCCAGAAACACTGACTATCAACAAATCGTTTTTAGTATCAGACACAGACACATCTGTTGAGATATCTCTTTCTCAATGGATTCTAATGTCAACTGATCGTGAATTGGTTGTTCCAAGAGATTGGGTCGTGACTCTTGCTGAACCGATAGATAGTGTATTAAAAATGTACAAGGACAAAATAGATGCAAAAGATAATCAAGTGCCTACTGCTTAAGAATGATACCGTATTGGTATCTGAAATTATAGAGGTGGGATCAGAACTGGGTGAACCAGATTGTAAACTTATCGACCCGTATAAGTTGGTAAGGCAAGGAGATTTATATACTTTAGAATCTTGGATCGACTATTCCGCACAGAAAGAATTTATGCTACACTCTGATAGTATACTAACTTTGGCAGATCCAACTTTAGATATAGTTGAAAAGTATCTAGAACTCACTGAATAATGCGATTTTATACAAACGTCCAGATGGTTGGTGACAACTTCTTGGTTCGAGGATATGAAGATGGTAAACACTTCATGACTCGTGAGAAGTTTTATCCAACCCTTTTTGTTCCTTCAAAAAAGAAAACAAAATACAAAACATTGACAGGTGATCATGTTGAGTCTGTGGCACCTGGTACTGTTCGTGAGTGTCGTGAGTTTGTAAAAAAATATAATGATGTAGAAAACTTTGACATCTATGGGAACGAAAGATATATCTACCAATATATTTCAGATCTTTATCCAGAAGAACAACTTATATTTGATATTGACAAGATAAAACTCACAACAATTGATATTGAGGTGAAGTCAGAGAATGGATTCCCTGATGTAGAATCTTGTGCAGAAGAGATATTACTTATATCAATGCAGGATTATAAGACCAAACAGATACGCACATGGGGTTTGGGTGAGTTTAATAACAAACAAGAAAATGTAATATACAAATCATTTAGAACAGAGTATGAATTACTACATGACTTCATACATTGGTGGATGATCGAAGGCAATACACCAGAAGTTATTACTGGTTGGAACAGTAAGTTATATGATATTCCATATATTTGTCGTAGATTGAATCGTGTTCTTGGTGGCAAGTTGATGAAACGTATGTCACCTTGGGGTCTGGTAACTGAATGTGAAACTTATATTGCAGGTCGTAGACACATATCATATGACATTGGTGGTGTCTCACAGTTAGACTACCTTGATCTTTATAAGAAGTTCACTTATAAGGCACAAGAATCATATCGTTTGGATTATATTGCAAGTGTTGAACTTGGTCAAAAGAAACTTGATCACAGTGAGTTTGATACATTCAAAG